CGCTGCTCATCTCGCCAGCGAGGTCCCAAATCTGCGTGGTTGAACTCTACGAATCCAGCCAAGTCGTCAAGATGTGTGACGACGAAGTCTTGGTAGTCAGCGGCTAGTTGCTCCAGATCGCCATCCACGGACTCCGTCAGGCCCGGATGGACCACGATGAGGGATCCCTCGGGGAAGTAGTCCCAGAATGAGAACTCCTTCGTCTTGGGAAACCCGCGCTTGAGGGCCCGCGTGTACGAAAACCCAAAGGCGTTCACATGAGAGTCAATCAGCAGTTTTCTATTTGAGGGGACCTCGGCACCCAAGTAAATGAGTTTCACTCCCAGGTGCCCATCTCTGCAGGACGGACCCTCGGATCAGTGGCCTTGAGAGCCTGCTGCCGGGTCCTTTCTGCAACCACTTCGTCCCATGGGCGCACCGTCTTGCTCGCGTCGGGACGGAAGGCGTAGTGGGAATACTCGGACTCTACGAACAGCAGGGTCGTTAGCCCGCGGGCCAGGGCGGTGGCCGCACGCTGCGGGTCTGCCTCCACGTACAGACTGATCGGGCCTCGGTTGGCGGCGACCTCCAACTGACGGTCTCGTAGGTCGTCTTTGGGGTCGATCTCAACGGAGTCGCTCAGCAGGTCGTCGTAGTCGATCACGTTGTTGATGAGGAGCCAGCCCTCAGCACGTTGCCGGGACATCTCCGTCACCAGAACCACACGGCCCATGGCCTTCATGGCTCTGTAGACGATGAGTCCCTTTTGCACCAGATCCCCGGTGGGTCCGCAGAGGACACCATCGAGGGAGACCACGATGTTCATGGCTAAGGCGCCGCCCGGTACATGGCAGAACGTCGAACGAGAGTATCGGTGTCAGGCAGTTCGACCCCGTATGTCTCGAATTCAGCCTGATCGTGAGCGTCCTTGAGGTACTCGCGAATCTTGCGGGAGGCCTGCACAACACCGTTCCGCTTCCCGGCCTGCCACCGGTAGTTGTTGAAATCCGCGTACCCGGATCCGGCGGGGCCGAATGCAGATCTACGTCCGTCGTGCAGTTCCTCATACAGACCGGCTGCCGCGTCCATAATCCTCTGAAGGTGCGTCTCGGCGTTGGCTCGGTGTGCCGGGTTGGTAGCAGCCTGAACCTGGCGCAACGCGGACGAGTACTCATCCACCAAGTCGGCTGCGAACTGCCGATCCCGCTCAGCAGTCATCTCCCAAGCGGGGTTGAGAGTGGTAGCGCCGCGGGTCGGGACGACCGCCCACTCATCCTCCGTTACGTCGTAAGCGGCGTACGGGTTGATCGTCTTGATGTCGTCCCGGCGATTGCCTACGCCGCGGTTCACGTACGCTGTGACTTCGTATACGACGTCTTGCGTGTTGAACGGGAACTCGCCCAGCGGCGTGCTCAACTCGTCAAAGAAAAGTTGGTTGAGTGCCGCCGTAATCTCGCTGTCAGTCAGGCCCACGTATGCCGGATTGGCGCGACGCAGTTGAACGAAGTCAACGCCCACCATCAAGTCGAGATCTCCGTTGGCCTGCCACTGGTATGAAACTCCGCTACCGGCAACCCAGATGCGCACCCACGACTCTGGATGCAGGAAGGACCCGCTCAGCACAGACTTCAGAGGACTCTCACTGAGGACTGTGTGGATCAGACGGAGCATCCATTGACGAACCTCAGTCTTGAGGCTGTTGCCGTCAAAGAGGACCGGGTCCAGGGTCTCGGCGTGCTCGGAAAAGTACGACGTCGCAGAAGGACTGAGCATCACCGACTGTGCCACAGATGACAGCAGATTCCTTGCGCGCGTCATGGGATCTATCCTCCCTCGTCGAGTCCGTCTGTGTCGTCGTTAAGTCGCGGCTTGACGACCTTCTTGCGGACAGCCGGGAGTTCAGTTGCGTCTAAAGGCTCTCCGTGCTGGTTTACCGGAGTCATGTACCCGCACGGTACGTGCGCGTTTGCGAACCGGTGCATCATCATCCAGAGCGCCGACGACTCGTCCTCGTCACCGTCACAGTTGAAGTACGAGTCGCAGTGCCCGCACACCATTTCCACGTACATGACTACTCCTCATCCTCAAGACGCTTGCTGAGGGCCTCGGACACGCGGTCCGCAGGGGTGGGGTCCGCTGACAAGTTGTCGTAGGCCTGCAGAGTCCCTGCCATCAAGACGCGGCCGACATTCCTTACCAACTGCGAACCGTAAGTTTCGACGTCGTAGAGAGTGGCGGTACGGGAAACCGCAACAGCGGGTAGCGCATCGGTGTGGACACTGATGACACCGTTGTTGTCAACGACCACCAAGAAGGCGGTCTGCACGGGGGTGGGCTCGATCGTGGGCTCACTCACTTGTAGTCACCTCTCAGTTCGCGCATCTTGGTGGTGACGACGCTGTGGATCGGGCAGAACTGGCAGAGATACGTCTTGGGTCCTGGTGCGTTGGCGGGATCCACCAACCCCAACTCCTTGCGGTCCGCCTTAGTGTTCGGCAGAAGTCGCTTCGGTGGTGTGTTGTAGTCAGGGCATCCATCGGTAGGTCGCAGGTGCGCGTTGTAGCACTTCATCGCGTCTTCGGAGAATGTGTTTCGAGTTGCATAGAACTCGGGGTCGAACTCGTCGATACCCGCGGAGCCCCCGCCCTTGATCTGCTCGACGATCTGCTTACGCGCGGCGGGGTTCTCCCACTGAAGTTGCGGAAGGCGGAAGAGGCGACCCACATGCGGCTCCCCCGACGGGAACTGGTGCCGGTCGACAAGAATCTGTAGAAGATGATCCTGCTCGGGAGGGCCGTCGTAGAGAGGTAGTTCCTCGATGCTGTCGCACACCGAGCAATGGAGTAGTCGAACCTCGGGGCCTTTAACCTCCGGAGGTTTCAAAAGCGGGACGGACACAGATACTCCTAGTAGTAGTCGATATACCGACTCTAGGAGCGTTCAGCACAGCGGTCAGGGCTTACTTTCTCAGAATGGGCCGACCCCAGCGCGGAAAGCGAGGTTCCTTGATTCGGGACCCACCTGGGGGTCGCTGGGACCGCGCATGCGATCAATCAGGCTTACTCCGGCGCGGATGGTCTGGCCTTCAGCGATTCCGCCAGCCACCCTAGAGACTCCCTGAGAAGCGCCCATCCGTGCGGCTCCAGCGGCGGCTCCGCGGCCCGCGGCACCGGCGATCATCGGTAGGGCACGTAGAGCAACCATACCTGCCGCAGCAACAAGTGGAGCGGGCATGATCAGGCCTCGAAACTTTGACGGGTATTCGTGACCGGAGCCGGGTACTGGCTGTTGGGGAATCCGTACCCGTGGAAGGGGTGCAGGCTGGAGCGCTCCTGGCGCACCATCTCCTCGCCCATGGCGGGGGCCAGGGTCGTGTCGGGGCGAGCCTTGCGGTAGCGACCGTCGGTCGCACCCTCGGCCAGGTCCGCGTTCATGGACCGGAACTGGTTAACAGCCATGATTCTCCTTAAGCCATTCTGTTCTTGACGCGCGAGGCGCCCTTCTGGGACGTGCAGTCGACGCAGGAGTTGCCCGCGTACATCACCTGAACCGGGGTCATGAGTCCACCGCAGCCCAGGCACGAAGCGGAGCCGTTGTACATCGTGGCCAGGATGGCGTCCGGTGCACCACCGGACATCATCTCGACCATGCCAGCGCCGTCGCCGTCGTCCATTAGGCTCCCACCAGGCTGTTTCGTGATGTACCGCTGTACCCGGCAGGTCCGCCGCTGAACCAGGAGATACGAGGCTCGGAGTAGGTCCTACCTACATCCATGATGTCGAAAATCGTGGGAACCCGGTTGTCATACCCGTATCGATCTCTAAACGGAACTACCTGCGGAAGCGGTGGCCGAACCATCTCGGCCAACTCCGCCCCGGGCAGCACAGCGGCCTGCAGCGCCCGCTGTGTCATACGTTCTTCGTTAGACGCAAAGGGACCTAGGTACTGCCAGCGGGGAGCGATGGGCGAAGGAGAGACGCCCGGAGACCAGGGCTTGTGGTCGTATCGACCGTCAGGAATGTTCGCCATTAGAACTTCAACCTCAGTTCCTGCTGACCGTCCACCTGCTTGAACTGTGTTCCAGCCAGATGACCCCTAGTAAGTTCAGCCAGGTCACCCGCGTGGCCCTGTTCAGTCTTCTCTTGCCCCCACTGCGCAGACTGGTTACGACTCACCGAGGTCAGTCCGCGATCGTGTAGAACCTGACGAAAGATGTGATCGTGCCAAGAGTGCACACCCTTCTTCCCTAGGTAGTCAGTCTCGGCGGGCGTATTGGCCAGGTGGGGAGCGAAGCCTGCCGCTCCGGTGTGCGTGTCCGAAACCAAGAAGTTGCCCTCTGGCTCATGGGGGGCGACCCACGCGTTGTAGTAGGGCTTGACCTTGTCAGCGTCGGTGGGCTTCCACACGTCCTTGACTTTGGCGCCCGCGCGCGCAGCGGAGGTCACGTCGGCTGCTCGTCCGAAGTTCTCGGGGTACCCCTGGTTGGGGTACTTGCGCGGGTCGTCCTTGCGCTTGACCAATTTGCCCTTGGGCCCGGGGACCTTATCCTCCGGAGGCACGTAGTAGTTGGGGTGCTTGACGTAAGCCTCGCCGGATAGCCCTTCCTTGCCCCAGTTGATGGCCGCGGTTGCTGTCTCGTCATTCGGGTAGTTAACGGCTCCGGTATTTTTGTTGGTCTGCACGAACCGCATCTGCGGGCTGGTAATGGCATTGGCCGCGGCCTGCACATGGAAATCCACATTGTTCTGGGCGGCCGAAGTACGCAGGCGCGTGCGCGGCAGCATGGCTCCCGACTGGCTCTGACCTTCCTCGCTGTAGAACGACGCATGCTGCCCACCCTCGCGGACATGGGCGCGATCCAACTGAGTAGAGATGGAACGGTAAGCGCTCTCGTAAGTGACGCCATGTCGGGCGGCGTGGTCGGTCACACCCTTACGCTGCTTCTCGCTCATGTCCTCCCAGCGCGAAGGGTTGTCCATGAGTCGGGAATCTTCAAAGAGAGAGCCCTGCATGGGGTGATTAGCCGCGGTTTCTGCTCCACCGGTCCAACCCATTGCCCGGTATACGAGACCCGGAGACATCTTGCGGGTAGCGGCAGTTTGCCGTTCGATCTCCTGACCTGGGTCCAACCCAGCGCGCTTAATCTTGGTGTTCAGTTGGTCGTCCGACTGAGCATTGCGGCCGATGGCAGTGGCCAAATCATCGAAACGCTGCGGGTTCTGCGCCTCCCACTCCTGACGTTGTGCGGTTCCCGCAGTCGCTGCTCGATTCTGAGCCCTCGTCTTGGCGCCCTTCTTGGCGGCAGCCTGCCTCTTGGCAGCCGCGCGCTCTTCCGGCCCCTTATTAGCAGCCACCACTTACCTCCAGTTCGGACGCAAACGCGCGAACTGGTCGACGCGACGCGGGTTGATTTGGCCGGGGATCTTGTTGGGGATGTCGGCCTTGCCGTCGTTGACCAGGTGAGGTGCGGGTGCCAGTTCCATGATTGGAGCGGTGCGAACGCCCTTTGTTTGGTTGGCAATGCCGGTTTGGTTGGACCACTGACGCGGCCAGACGTAGTCGTTGGGATCGATGCGCTCGCCCTTGTGGACGCCGCGCTGGTAGGAACGCTGGTTGACGCGCGTCTTGGTGCCGTCTAGTGCGGCCTCAGCAATGGAGTTGGGTCGGCCCTTGTCGTCACGACGAGAGCGGATGGTGCCTAGGTATCCGTCGGGGTACTCGGCCTGCGGTGCGCGGCCAACACCCATGCGCAAGAAGTCGAGCGGGTCCCGAGCACTGACGTCAGCAATGGTGTTTCCGCCGCCGCCACCCATGGAGTAGCCGCCATACATGCCACCGGCACCCAGCGACTGCCAGTTCTGGTTCGGTGACAGTGAGTTCCAGTTCTGAGCGACCGTCATCAGCCCCGTGCCTTATGGGCCTTTTGCATGGCTTCGTACTGCTCGACGGCGCCGAGGACCTGGTTGTGGAAGTACTCTGCGTTCTCGTCACCCCGTGGCGTCGCTCGCTCGGACTCCAGGCCAGCGCTGTGCGCAACCGGGGTTCTCTCAAACTGCGACGAACGCACCTTGCTGGGCCCAGCGGTCACCGGGTGCCATCCCTTGCTGGGATTGACAGTTAGGCCCGCGCCGCGGGCTTCGTTGGTTCGTCCGCGATTGATAGTGCGCAGTACGTTTCCGAGGCCGGTTCTCTTGGACGTTCCGTCGGGCTGTGCCACGCGGCGGTTCTGCCGGTTGGTCATGGACCAGGCGTCGTTGTCGACCTCGTTGAGGTTGAAGTCATTCGCGTTCTTGGAGCGCGCCCACGCGGAATCGGCCTGCACGGATGGGTCAGCCATGTCGCGGTAGATCGGGGTGTCCTCGTCGGGCCGCTTCGGTACCTGGGTAGTGGTCCGCTTGCGAGGGCCGTCTTCCCCGACTACACGGGGTGCTTCACGCTCAGCCTTGGGGGTACGTCCCAGACTGAGCAGGACATCGGCCCCGTAGGGACGGTTGAGGGTGTCCGTGGTCTCGGTGGAACTGACGCGCGTCGGAGTACCGGACGGAGAGGACGCACTGCCAAGTGCGTAGGTGGCTTCTTGAAGGTGAACGCGGCCGAGGCGACGGGCTTCTGAGCCGATGGAAGCCTTCTCGCTGACGTCGAGGACGTTTCCCCAAGCCCCGAGGTGAGCCTCGCGGTTTCCCTGAACGGACGGGTAGTGCTTGTCAGCGAAGTCTTGAATGTCTCCGGGCGTGGGTGTCGATCCCGGGGTCTTGGTCTCGGCGCCGTGATGAGCGACCATGAAGCCAGGTCCCTGGGCCATCTGACCGGTAGCCATGTTCATGGAAGCGCCGCCGTGCTCGGCGACGTAGTCAGAGAACTGCTGACTTGCGATACGATGGCTCATGTAATCCATTGTCCAAGTGCGAATTACACCTGTACGGCCTAAAATCACCACCCGAAGGGGGAACAACATGCTGGGGCATATAGCCGGAACGTTCGAAGGCGCAGACAACCGCCACTACGCGTCCTGTTACTGCGGCTGGAGATCGCCGCAGGAGACGGACTCCTACCAGGAGGCCGCCAGGTGGGCGGTCGAGCACTCGGATCCAGAACTTGTGGACCTCAGCGTGGCGGACATGCAGATGCAGTACCCGCACATGACCAGGGACCAGATTCTTGGACTGGATCGTACCTAGTCGGCCACGAACTCCTGACCCGCGTAGAGAGCCCACCCGTCCTGAATGTGGATGGGGTCGAGGCTGTAGCGGGGATCATCCTCGCGGTACCGCAGGACCAGCATCCCGTTCTGCCAGTCCTCATAGGACTTGATGGGACGGCCCGTGAGATCCATAGCCCCCTTGGCGGAAGGCACAGCCCCGTCGGTACGGCACAGACATCCCGGCGTAGCAGCGAACAGGCGCACCGCGCCCTGGCGGTCCTGCTGAGTCGTGTGGTGGATTTCGATGCGGTGGATATGCCCGAAGATGGTGGACGTCCGGTCACCGCGGGAGTACGCGCTGGCCGTGGATCCTCCGGACTTCACGATGCTTCCATGCACGCACTTGATGTGGTCGTTCAGCCAGTACTTGCGGGCTGGGTAACCGTCGAGCCAATGGACGTCGAGGTCGTTGATCCTCAACAGGAACGGCGCGGTCATGACAGGCCAGTCGTCGGGAATCTCTGCCCGCTTCAGCCCGGCGCTGGCAGCGTTGAACATCATGATCCGGTCAGCGATGCGCTTGTCGTGGTTGCCCTCCAGGACCACGATCTTCGAACGCGGCGAGGTTGCTCGCTGGCGGGCTAAGAAGTCGTGTCCGGCGTTGATAGCGGCCTGCGTGGTGTTCTGCCAGGTGTTGTGCTGCTCGTACTTGGAGTGGGCAGGCAGGTCCAGGAAGTCGCCTAGATTGATGATCTCGTCGACCAAGGTCTCCGAAGCCACCGCCGCCAGAATCTGCAGAGCCACCGAGATGGCCTTCTCGTCGTGGAATGGGTCCAACTCGTTATCGAGTTGCCGGTACCCAAACTGCGGGTCGGGGAGAATGACGGCAGTCTTCCAGCCCTTAAGCAGGGCGGGGACCTTCTTTGGGGGTCGAGCCGGTTTGATGACGGTTGGCCTGGCCGACCCGACGAACGTCTTGGTGGTCAAGGGATGCTCCGTGTAGTAGTGGTGGTGCCTAGTTCACTAGGACCCTTGGTCGAACCGGTAAATGCTTCCGCTGGTCTTGCGGCTGTAGGGCAGGGGCTTGTCGCCGCGACCGTGACGAACTCGCCACATGGTTGCCTGGTCGGACGACGACATGGTCTGGCCGGATAGGGGTACTGGCGTCTCCACCTCAGGCTCACGGCCGATGGAAACACCCTCGCGGTGATACGACGGGGGAGTCTGCTGCTGCGCGAACTGAATGGACGCGACGTTGTTGTCTGCCATCACTACTGCCGGTAGGCGTTACCCATCGCGTCGCCGAAGTTGCCCTCGCGGGTGATCGCCGAGGTGATGATGCGGCCGTTGGCCTGGGTGGGAGCGGCCTCGGGGCCCACGGGCGGCGGGACGTACGCGCTGACGCGGTACTGCGCGCCCAGTCGCTCCTGCGGGATGTTGGTGCGGTTGGCGGGAGTGCCGGGGCTGGCCGGGGGAATCGTCTGGTTCTCGTAAACGGCCCCGCCGGACTGCTTATTGCCACGCGGCATCAAGGTGCCACGCAGCGGGGCTCCCGAGGTGTTCACGAAGTCGTGCACCATTGAGGTACCCATCGGGATCCGGGGGCTGCCGACACGCGCCATACCGGCGAGGGCCTCCTCCGGGGTCGGGAGACTCACTCGCGGGCGCGGGCCCACCGAGTCGTAGTGATTGTTGGGTGCGCCGGAACGACGACGAACCGCGGGGCTAGAGACGCGCCAGTCAGACATAAAGGTCTCCCTTCCTACCATCCAAGGTAGATACGCAAAGGCCCAGCGTCAGCGTCAAACAACGGAGATTACGAATAGGACTGCCGATATCTCGCCGTCCCGTGACGTGACTGTCGTGAACCCCGGCTTGCAAACCAGGTCGTACCCGCGAGGGGCCACGTAGCCCCGAGCGATAGCAATGCCCTTGACGGCCTGATTGACTGACCCAGCCCCCACGGCACGCAGTCGAACCGACTTGTGCTCGTAGAGGGCATGCGCAATCGCGGACGCGACGGACTGTGGATTGGAGCCCGCGGATACCCGCAGGGGTTGGTCGTCGGTAAGTCCGACGATTCCGGGTTCGGATGTTTCGCTCACGGTGATCCTCTGGGAAACGATGTGTAGACGTCGTCTCCACGGTACGGAAGCCAGAAGCGCGCGTACCCCTAAACATTGGGGCCGTCGCGGAACTTGGGGTCGCTAAGGCGGTCAATGACGTCCTTCTCGTATGCCGTGGTGGCGTGACCGGCTGCAATCTTCGCTAAGACGTACGCATCCGAGAGGTTGTCGTCCAGAATCTCCACACCCCACTTCTTGTATACCGAAAGCATGACCTCGGGCTTCTTCGCGTTGCCACGACCCGTGGCGTACTTCTTCAGGGTGGTGGGGGGGACCCGAAGCGGGTACTTGCCTGGTCCGTTCAGACTGGTGTGGCAGGTCATCTTCACGATTCCGGCCAATTCGCCAAGGGCCGATGCGCTCAGGGATGCCCGCACGGTGTCTTCAACAGCAACATCGCCAATCGGCCGACCAATCTCGGCGAAGACATCGGACAACTGGTATGACAAATCCAGCAGGCGATCGATGCCACGCTTGTTCGACTTCAGCAACCAGGTCTGCCAGTACTCTTCGCCAATGGCGGCCACACCGAACCCAGTCAAACTGGGGTCTAGGCCGACGTAAGCCGAGGTAGCCACGGCAACTCCACGTAGTTTGTGAGCCTGTCGAAGTCAGTGATCGGATATAGGAACGGGTAAGGGACCACCCGGACCTCATTCCTGGGATCGGGATAGTGCGGTTTGTAGCCCTGATCCCAGGCGTCCAGCGCAGGGAGCCAGCCCATGATCTGACCCTGAGTGAGATCTGCAGAATCCACAAAGACTGAAACCACAACCCTGTCAGGTTTCCTCTGCAGATCGCGCTTCCTGACCGTGAGTGGGGCCTGCGCGCTGCGCGTTCGCCGGACCTCAACGTTCAGTCCCACATCGGGGGTGTCCCGGTAGATCTCATGGTCCTCGCGCTTCCAGACCTGGGCGCCCCAGTCCAGTTTCAAGAAGGTAGCCACCACCAACTCTGCAACGACAGATGCCCGTGAGGCGATGCGGTTGTCCTCCATGCGGTCCGGGTCGTAGTAGACCGCGTCACCTTTCCCGATGTTCTCCCGGTCTCGACCATCCCCGACCGCGAATGCCTGGGCCAGTTGAGACGCGTCCAGGACAACAACAGGACGACTAGCCATCACCGGACTCCTGCCACGACCTGACAACGTCCAATAGGAGGTACCCAGCCAGATCGACGCGGGGATCCTCGGCGTCTCCGCCGCTGATGCCCATACCGCGGACGATGCGGTTGATCTTGTCGTCCATCCGGACGGCCATCCGCTGCTCGGGACTGACCCCGCGAGCAAAGACTTCGATTGGCTCCAGCGCGCTGTTGCCGTACCGCTCGTTCTTATGGATGAGCAGGCAAGTCATGCGGACACCCGCTTCGGCGATCAGTTTCCGAGTTGGGTTCGGGTAGTGAAGGGTCGTCCTGATGAACTCAAGCCCAGCGTCTGGGTTGAATCCGTTGGGCAAGCCTTCCCAGTCCGGGATGTGACTCATGCGGAGACGGCCACACGTTCGTAGACGTGGGAAGTCCAAACGGTGATCGGGCGTGAGCCGCCTCCTTGCCGGGAACTCTTGACGTAGTACCCAGAAGACGAGATCAGGCCGTCGCGGGCCATATGCCGGAGCATCGGTCCCAAAATCCGGTGGTCCACCTTGCCGTCGTTGACGATGGACCCCCGGAGGTACGCGCGGTCCAAGTGTTCCCAAATGGAATCCATGGAGAACTGGCGATTGCGGCGGGCCACCCGGACCATAATCTTGAAAACCCCGGAAAGCCACTCCCGCTCGGACTCGCTACGGGAATGTGCAGTGATGAACGTGCTGGTCATCCGTGTTGCGTTCATATTGTGCTCCTTATGCAGACCATCTACTTATGGGTGTCTTGTTTCGACTGGAAGTTCTTCGGGTCAACTCACGGCTGACCAGTTGCGAGTCGCGTTCGATGTTGGCCAGGAGGCTTTCGACGACCTTGCGGTAGGCGTATCGCTGCTCGACCTCGGCCTTCAGGGCTGTGATGACCTCGTCAGAGGCGACCTGTGCTCTGGCATAGGTGACCCGGTCCCCGCGGTCTCCGTAGGAAAGCATCAGGAGACTTTCCTTCTGGGACAGTTCCTTCTCAGATGCCCGCTCGTCGACCTGAGCGCAGGAGACCTGAGTGGATACGAAGTCCGCCCACGCGGTCAGTGAGGAATACAGGACCATCAAGTCTTCGTCGTCGACTGCGGTGAGGTCCGGGGGTATCCGCGGAAGGTCACTATTGGGCCTGTCCCAAAGAGGTATTCCCTGAGAGACGGCCTGTGATACTGCGGACTGAGACTGCCGACCAAGAATGAGATTCTTCATGAGGCATCCCCGAAGGATGCGCACTGCTTGCAGGATCCGGAAGTCTTTACGCAGTTCGGTACCTGCTGTGCCTCGACAGCGGCCACCACACGGGCGGCCTCCTGAATGGCGGGCTCGGAGATCGAAGGGTCGTACGGAACGTTGAATTCCTTAACGCTCTGATCAGCCTTCAACTCGTAGATGAAGACGACTTCCTCCGGAGCAGAGTCGATGAGATCCTTGTCGGCCATCCTGTGCAGGATCTCCAGGTACAACTGGGCCTGGCGCAGATGACTGGGGAAGGGACGTCGTGTGTCCTTCCAGGCCTGGAAGATGTCGCGGCCGTCTCGAAGTAGAGACGGGGCCTCAAATCGGAATGTGCCCGGTCCGATGGTCTTGATCTCGATGAGGAAGTCGTCGCCGAGGCCCTTGACCCAGCCGTCAGCCGAGCCCTCAATCCGAAGATCCAGGTCGTAGAGGGGAACCTCTCTGTACTTGACCTCCGACAGGTCAACGATGTCGCTGGACATGCTCCAGAAGGTGCTGTCGTCGGATGCCTTCCAGAGGCCGTAGAGGCAGCCCATCTCTGCGAGGTAGTTCTGCCACTTGGCATGAATGCAGTGGCCGTGATCGAAGATGGACTGCAGACGTAGTGCATGGCGCTCCACTGGTGGCGTGTACCCAAGAAGTCGGTAGTACGCCGCCCGTGGGCAGAAGTCGTCCTTGACCAATTCACTGGGGTGGAGAACGTCCTGTCGACGAGAGGTGTCGGCGGGTCTCTCCAGGAGATGCCGCTCGATGTCACCAATCAGACGAGTCGGTGCCTTCTTCGTCTCCATCCACTGCGCCAGAGCGCTTTGCTTTTTTGGCATCTCCGCCCGGCCCCTTCAGGATCCATGCCTTGAAGGAGACTTGTGGGTGCTCCTTGCGGTACCGCTTGCGAAGGTGCGAGCGTTCACGGTGTGAAAGTCCTCCCCAAATCCCGTGTGTGTCCTGGGTCTCCAGGGAGTACCAAAGGCATGCACGACGGACAGGGCATTCACCTTGACCGTCCGTGCCCCAGCAGACGGCCTTGGCCTTGTCTGCGATGCCCTTGTAGAGGCGTCGGTCTCGGGGCGGATAGAAGAGGTCCGTGGGGACGTCGTTCTTCGCGCACTTGGCTTCGTAGCGCCAGGCCCATTCGGGCTCAGCCACCATGCACCCTCCTGAGGTGTCCTGTTGTCATTTACGGCAAGAGGGCGCATTAGGTGGGTGACTCCCTTCACGATTGGTTGAACTCTATGTAATCGGGATACGCAGTGCAAGTTACGTCACTAAGACGGCGTGTCAGCCGTCTTATCGAGGCCGGTGATGGCAACAAAGTCGTCCTCCAGCAGGACGACGTAGTCGCGCCCGTCCAGTGACACGCAGAAGATCGGAGTGCGTCCGACGAGCAGGGCCTCAGTCTCGACCTTCTTCAGTTCGGATGCTTTGAGCGAGAAAGACTTGGCAGCCGTGTACTTGTGCTCGGCCAGGTAGTCCTCCGACCGGACGTCGCCCTTGCGGGACCAGAAGGCTCCCGAAGCCGCGGTGCGGGAACCTCCGAGAATCTTCTCCAGGCGCTTTTCGTGTGCCTGTGACTGCTTCTGTCCGTGGGTCTTCACGACACCGCCATCGGACGGTCGTCCATGGCCATCACCTTGGCGGTGAGTTCCTCAGCAAGGTCGATCTCCTCGCGGACGGACTCAAGGACGGCTTCGAGGCCCTGCCACTTGCGGTCGCCGTAGTAGTACCAGGCTCCCTTGCGATCCAAGATGTCGAAGACGTTGCACATCGAAACGATCTCCTTGGCGGTGTCGTATGAGCCGACCGGGATGTCGCCACCGTCGTCGAAGTAGTAGTCGACGTACGCGACCCTTTGAGGGGGTGCGGACTTATTCTTGAGGGTCCTGATCCGAACGGACTGGCCCACGCGCTTCTTGTTTTGGCCGCTGCCTATCTCGATCCACTCGTCCCTCTTGACCTCGCACCTAACGAAGAATGCGTAGTCCTTGCCCACGCCGCCTGGTGTGGTGCGCGGGTCTCCGTGCATGACGCCGATCTTGTAGCGCCACTGGTTGATGATGATTCCGAGAACCGGCCGTTCCTCTTCAACTAGAGAACGCTTCATGGCTGCTCCAACTTTGCGAAAGAACTTGTTGATGAGCAGGGCTCCACGACCGATGGTCATCTCTTCCATGGTCCTGTCGGCTTCGGGTGTCGGCACCAGGGCGGGTAGGGAGTCGACCACGATGGCGTCCACAGCCTTAGACTCGGCAAAGGCGATGACTGCGTCGAAGGCTTCCTCCATGACGGTCGTTTCTACGACGATGACTCGGTCGGTATCGACGCCGCACATCTGGGCGTACTGGGGAACCCACGCCTCCGCGGCGACCCACACAGTGGTGAAATCGGGATTCTTCGCCTGGTTGGCAGCGATGGTTTTGAGGGCCAACATAGTCTTGCCATGGCTGGGTTCCCCAATCAGTTCAGTCCACTGATTACCAGGGAGACCGCCACCAAGGATGTAGTCCCAGGTAACCGAGCCTGTAGTGAACCGCGGGATGACCTCAGAGTGGATGTCGCTGCCGAGAACAACCACCCCACCTCCGAACTTCTTGTTCAGAAGAGCCACGATCTTCTTCGCGTCGTCGTTAATCATGCGGGGGGTACTCCTTGAAGGTCTCGTCCATAGGTGTAACCGCAGGCGTAGCAGCGGGGAGCGGGTGCAACAGTTCCGCCGGATTCTGAGATGAGGCCCCCGGCGTTAGATCGGGAGAAGTACAGGTTGCTGCCGCAGTTGGGGCAGGATCCGGTCTCTCGCTGGGAGGCCTCGCCGCCGTGCCACTGCGTGGAGACCTCAGCGAAGTTCGAAGGCGTGACCTGAACGTTGGGGGCCACAGGAGGCGGGGTCGGAGCCAGGCGCGCAGGAGGCGGTGGCGAAGGTGGATACGACGAAGTCCTTGGTGAGGCGGGCTGTGGGTTCGGCGAACCCAGTCTCTTCTCCCACCACGATGAATTGCTCACTTGGCCTCTCCCCATCTCTGTGCGCTGGTTACTTCTGCTTTCAGTGGAACCCCGAGGCGTGGGATGTAGACGCCTTCCATGGCCTCGGTCACGGCATGAATGGACTCCTCAACGAGTGCGTCCGGGGTCACTACGACCATTTCGTCATGGACGGTCAGGACGAGGTACGCGCCCTCCGGGAGCATCTGGTCAGCCCGTACGAGAGCAATCTTCATGACGTCAGCGGCGCTGCCTTGAATCAAGGTGTTGAACGCCTGGCGCTGGGCCTTGGCCCGAATCCACCCGGTGTCGCTGTCAAGGTCCGGCAGATAGCGCCGACGGCCTGTGATGGTCGACACGAATGGTGGGTTTTGCATCCTGGCCTGCTTAATCGTCAAGGCCTTCAATTTGTTGATGCTCTTGAACTTGTCCCCGAAGTCGTCCAGAAGTGACTTGGCCTCGTCCGCAGCGATTCCCAGTTGACGGGATATCTTGTCGGGGCCGACGCCGTAGGCGATGGAAAGGACGAGGACCTTTCCTGCCTTGCGGTCCACGCCCATCCGGTCTCCGATGGCGGTGTAGATGTCCCCGCCGTCTCGGTACGTCTCCAACATGACGGCGTCCTGGGAGAAGCCTGCGATAAGTCGCGGCTCGATCTGGCTGTAGTCGGCGACGACAAGACTATGTCCGGGCGGCGCCACAAAGAGGTCTCGAATGAGCCTTCCGTAGTGGGTGCCGCTACTGGGGACATTCTGGAGGTTCGGGTTCCGCGACGAAAAGCGTCCTGTCTGCGCGCCGATGGGATTGAAGTCGGTGTGGATAAGGCCGTTGTCAACCAGGCCCTTCTTGGCTTCGTCTCCGCGGTACGGGAGCACGTAAGTGGACAGCAGTTTGCTGAGGCCAGCGTGCTCCAAGAGCAGGTCTACCAGGTGGTCCTTCCCGCGGAAAACCTCTAAAGCCTCGGCACTGACCGAGTAGTCGGAGATCGTCAACGGAATGCCTGCGCGCTTCTTCTCCTTACCCTTAGGAGTCAAAGTCGTTGGGCGCAAGCCTCGACCTCCCTGGTCCTTAGGTCCGTACAGCAGGGCCTGCTTGTCGCTGTTGGCGTTCAAGTTGAACTTGCGCCCAGCAGTCTTCTCAATCTTCGTTCGGACCACCTCGGCGTCGGCGTCCAGTTGATCCTTGAGCCGATCCAACTGATCGGTGTCGATGGGCGTGCCTGCCAGTCGCATCTTGGTGATGACCGGCAGAACGTCCATCTCTAAAGAGAAGACCTGGCTGAGCCGATCCGTCTGGATCCGGTCGCGGAGCGCGACCCAAACGCTGGCCGATGCCTTAACGTCCAAGAGCACGTACTTGGAGACGACCTCGAAGGCGTGACTCTCAACTTCTGCTCCGACGCCCTTCTCGACATCGATGTCGCAGTAGATCTTGGCGACGTCCTTTAGCCCGTAGCCGAAGGCACGACTGGAGTCGACCAGGAAGGAAGCCACCATCGTGCAGGCATAAGGTCCCGAGGGGATGTCGCCCAGATACTTGGCGACCGAACCAACATCGAAGGACAGGTTGTGCCCCACCTTCAGGACGTTGTCGTCGAACATGAGGGGCTTCAAAATCCCGAACGCGGTGGTGCGGTCCAGGTGGGGCGTTGGGTCCGAAAACGTCCGAGTGATCTTCTTGCGGTCCACTGAGTAATCGCTCTTGCGGGGCTTAAGTCCGCGGGCCAGCCGCTCGCGGAGATCCTCAGTGTCCTTAAGGGGGAAGCCTTCCTCGATCAGATCCCCGTTGGGGAAGTTCAGGGGAACTGACCACTGGTGCTTGTCATCCCCGATCCCAATCCATACGACGTCGTTCCTCCAGGGATCTCCCCGGAATCCGATCGTCTCTACGTCGAAGCAGAAGAACTCTGCCTCGTTTTGCAAGTAGCCAACTGCGTCATACAACTGGTCGGCGTCGGTCACCAACATCTGGACTCCCTGAGATAAGTGAGGGCCGGGGGCCGGATCGGCAAGGGGGAAGGCGAGATCGACAGCCCCCGGCCACTCATAGAGATCAGTCGCGTCGGGGGTTTCGCGACGTGATCTCCGCCTTGACCTCCTCCATCAACTTCACGTTGGGGGTAGGGATGATGGAATCAGAGAGAGCCTCAGCGCCGGACACGATTGCCTCGGCGTCCGCCACGGACATCTCCCACTCCTCTTCGAGGAATTGGGGGCGAACCTTTTCGACGTTGAAGAGCGTCTTGGGACCGGTGCCGGTCTTGCTGAGTGAGTAGTACATCCGGTCCAGGGGACCGGTGGCGCTGTCCATGTCGTAGCGGTGGAAGATCTGCGCGGTGGTGGGTGAGATGGTGAGAATCTCCACCTGGGGCTCTTCCGCGGACAGGTTCACCAGGGAGAAGCAGATCTTGCGGCGGGGCTTGTCGCCAATACTGCACAGCGGACAGGTCGCATCGTCGGTGCAGGTAAAGGACTTCTTACCCTGGCGCTCGTTGATCCAGTGCTGGTTGTAGACCGCGAAGGGCTCACGGCCCAGGAACTTGACCAACTGCTTGTCCTCGGTCCAGCGGAAGTCGTTCGTGTACTGGCCTGAGTTGGACGACTTGAGGGCGGCATCCCAACCACTCTGGATGGCGGAGGATCGGGGTGCGCGAACGTTCTCATCGTCTTCCCGGTAGGGCTCTTCCATGAGGCCCTCGTCCAGGATGTAATCGGCGGTGTCTCGGCGGCGTGCGGCGGTAGGCATATCGGCTTTCTCCTAGTTTTTGTCGTTCTTCCAGCGCTCGACTAGAGCGATGGTCAGATCTACGTGCTTCTTCCACTCGATGCGGGCGTTGCCGAGAAGGCCGCGAGATGAGAACTCTTCGACGGCGATCTCGATCATGGGTCGGGTGTAGACCCGTTTGCCGGGGTGCTCCTTGCCTCTGGCATCGGTGTACCCCGGAAGTCGGTAGGGAGTCCGGGGCAGGTAGCCGCGGCGTTCCCACAAGCGAATGGTGACGGCAGACTTTCCAAGTGCCTGAGCGAGAGAGCCCGGGAAGAAGTACTCCACGACCTCCCCGCCAGGACGCATCTTCTTGATGGGGCTGCTGTCCCAAGACCTCTCAGCCATCTTGACCGGAGTCTCGGGAGCCTCGCGGCGGAGCCGCTTTGACCCTGGGTAGTACAGATCAGAGAAGAACGTGTCTACTTCAACTTCAGCGCCCATGACACCTTCGTTTCGAACATCGCCTCAAGGTCGTCCTCGGTGAGCAGGTCTTCCTGCTTGGCCTCCCAGACTTCGGCCTCATCCACCTGACGAACGAACTTGGTGCAGCGGGTCAGCAAGTCCTTCTCCTGGAGAATCTCCTGCGCGCGGTCCTCGTCCAACTTCTGCGAGACGCGGCGCTCCTTGACGAGTCCGCGCACTCCCTCGATCTGATCGGGCAGTTCGAGCCAGATGTGCCCGACGTCGTCGGGCTCGCCGAGCGCATCGACGGTCTCGATGATGGAGTCGCGAAGTTCCTTCTGGCGCGCGGCAAGTGCCTCAGCCTGCGACTTGACGAACTGGTACTCCTTCACCAGCGAGACGAACGGGTCCTCGCTGCGGATCTCCCGAACAGTGTTGGCTACGCGTGCCATGGTCTTCCCTCCCTGTGTCTGCCCGACCGTACATGGCAGAGACGTTCTCTGCAAGTAGGCCTGACGGTGTGTCGATTCAACAAGTAGAACGATAGACAGAGGGTCTGACAGTCAGCCCTGACCGCGAAGGAAGCCCAGGAGGCTACCCACTCCCAAGCGCACCCCTCCACGGGTATCTATGCCCTGCCCGTCCACAACGGCACCGGCCACCGAGTTCTTCTGCCGCAGTAAGTCGTGCTGGCGGATCTCGATGCTGCCGTCCGTCAGTAGGTCCTGGATCACGACGGTCGGCCAGCGGCTGGACGCGCGGCGGATGCGTCCGTTGCGTTGTACGGCTGTACCAGCCGACCACGGAAGATCGAAGTTGACGAGCAGGTTGGCCTGCGGCAGATCGACGCCGTACCCACCTGCGTCAGTCGAGACCAACACGCGCACATCGGGGTCTTCCTGGAAGGAGATCTTGGCGGCCTCTTTCTGTCTGGCGTCGAGGTCACCGGAGTACACGACACCGTCAAGCAGTTCAGCGATCCTGTTGGCGGACAGTCGGAACGAAGTAAAGACGACCACCTTGGCGTCATCGTCTGAGTCCAGGTGATCTCGTACCAGTGCCTGCAGCGCTTCCATCTTCTTGTTCTTGGCCGACAGGAGTGACTCCCGGACTCCGTCCTCGGAGACAAGTGCGTAAGCGACGGGAGATCCGAGAGTGCGGGCGGAGTCGCCCTCAAGACGGGCACCAAACGCGTCGGCGGACTCGACCGCCAACTCCGGAAAGGTAGCCAACTGTCGCAGCAGCATGAGTCGGCTCATGATCGGTCCAAGGACGTCGTCGGGAGGTCCCTTCCTTTGTGATACGCCGTAGTGCGCCGAAACGTCCCACGAAGTTCCGTAAGCCTGCACCGCGGACTCCAACAGTTCGGTGAGTTCGTCTGCAACGGTCCGGTAGATACCGCGCACCGTGCGTTCCATCGGAACGATCAACGGGTCTCGGTGGATAGTGTCAGGTAGGTACGGTGCGACGTCCGGGTCAGTCTGCGTCTTCCTGATGAGTACGCCAGAGATTCGCGTGTGTAGCCGATCGAGATTGGTGTACCTCTGAACGCCGCCCCACTGATTGCGGACGATGTAGGACGCGTCGAAGTGGTCAAAGCGACCTAGGATCTTCCCGTCTACGGCCTGCAGGATGCTGAAGATCTCCTCAGGCTTGCCGTTCTCCACGGGGGTTCCCGTTAAGGCGTACCTGACGTCAACGGACCGGGCGAGATCCTTGATCTTCTTGGATCTCTTGCTGCGAAATCCCTTGATGGCCGTGGCCTCGTCGATAATGATCGCGTCGAGATCTAGGTCGGTAACGAACGACCAGTCATTCACGACGCTCTCGTAGTTCATCACCACGTACTGAATGTCGTTGTACTGCCAGTTAACCGCAGAGCGAATCTGAGAATGGCGTTTGGTCTTGGTCCCATCAACCACGATTGCGTTGCTGTCCGTGAAGTTGGATACGGACGTACCCCATTGGTACTTGAGGCTGGCTAGGGCAACCACCAGCGTGGGCTTGCGTATCTGCCCGGCGGCGCGCAAGTTCTCGACGGCAGACAGTGAAATAACGGTCTTGCCTAGTCCCAGGTCGTAGGCGACGAGGATCTTCTTCCTATTGACCATCGTCTCCACGGCCTCCCGCTGGTACGGGAGAAGTTCACCGGTGAACATCAGTCAATGACGTCCTCAGGGCACGGGGCCTTCAAGGTTGCACCGCAGCCCGCGCAGATGGCGTCCAGGAAGTAGAAGGCGACCTCACCCTGATCGAAGCGCGCCAAGATGTGGAAGACGTCGCACTCGCATAGCGGGCACTCATGGACTGCGCCCAGCCAGCGGAGGTCCTGGCCGTCGGCCTGCACAGCGAAGAGGTCGGTAATGGGCCTGGTCACAACGCGGCCTCGCCGAGGACGCGCGACTTGGCGTTGCGGATACCGGACTCAATCTCTTCGGCCGATAGTTCCCCGGGGTCCTTACGGGTGTCGTCGGTGTACGAAAAGAACCGCACGGCCTTCAGAACCCCGCGGGTTGCGTTCAACAGTTGCCGACTGGCCTTGCGTCCGGCTGCGTCGGCATCGAGCGCAAGAACGACCTCGTCGGCGGCGCTCATGAGCATGATCTGCTGTCGAGACACGATGGCCCCGAAGACGGCGACCCCTCCGGGGATTCCCTCAGCGTGCAGTCGCACAGCGTCTAGGGGACTTTCGACTACGACCATCAGTCCGCCAGCAAACACGCTGTACCCAAAGAGCGTCTCAGACTTCTTCACACCGACTGGGTGGTTGCGGAAGGTGCGGGTGCTCTGGCCCTTCACCTGCCAACCCAGCAGACCGCCCTGGGGATCACGGATCGGGAGGATCCAGCAATCGTCGTAGGGATCCCAGAGAACTTCGTAATGCTCGCAGGACTGTGCCGTGAGGTTGCGCTCGCGCAAGGCCCACCGCGGTGGCTTGCCGAATCCCGCCAAAGAGGACTCGGGGAGTAGCGGCTTCGGATTGGGGGCGTGGTACGGACCGGGGATCGACTTCAGCGTGTTCTGCAAGGAGCCTCGCACCGCAAAGGTCTTGGCCTGCTCAACGTCGGGCGCTCCGCCCATGTCCACGATGAGCCGGTGAATTGAACCGGCGTACCCGCAACTGAAGCAGAGAAACAACCCAGTCCTGAGGTTGATGGACCAAGACGGGTGAGAGTCCTCGTTGCCGGTGCGCACGCGGTGCATAGGGCAGCGGGCGACGAACTCGTCACCTGATGCGCGACCGGCCACGCCCAGTCGATTGAGCGTGGCCTCGACGTCAATCAACGTTCTCGGAGGACAGGCGGTCCTCTAGTTCGTCCAGGCGATCCAGGATCTGCTGGAGGGTCGACTCCAGTTGCTCGCGCAGTTCCGAGAGCCAACCCGAGTCCAGTGCATTCTGGTTAGTCTTGGTGGTAACGACCTTGACGTTACTCCCCAGTACGTTCGAGGTTACCCGCGCCTTGTCAGGGAACTTGAACGACAACTGCTTGTGGTCCGCCCTGTTGTACGTCCAGGGGTTTTCG